TTTAACTTGAATTCTAGTTGGTAATCTTCCTTTACTTTTTATCTGCGTTGATCTAATAGATCTTATAAGTGCGCCCGTGTCTTCAGGTGCTACTTCTTGCGCTCGGTTTTTTATGATGTTAGCTGATACACGCATATATGATCTTATAGGTTTATTTGAAATATTTGCTAGATCTACTTTTCTTTTTACTTTATCTAGTCCTGTTACTTTAAATTCTTGTTTAAAAGACATGACCTATAGTCGATGTCTGATATATGGCTTTACTAAAGTCTTAGCGTCAGGATCCATTTTTTGAAATAACTCTTGTTCGCCTGTATCGCCTGATCCATAAGTAGAGAAAGGACTATCTTTTCTTTTCCATAATCTAGAAGATTGTAAAAGTGTTGCTTGTTTGATTGCGTCAGGTACAGCATTAAATCCCCATGTAGCCGTAATCTTAACATTTTTGACTATATCAGGATCAAAACGCTCGCTAGATCTTCTATCTAAAATCACTAGAGTTTGATAAGGAATATCATTATCCCCGTCTAGATCAACGACATCTAATGGCTTTAGATAGAAATCTGTATCAAGTGTGATTGTTTTATTATGTGATCCGTCGTCTGTTGTATCAAGTTGAACTATTAGTCCTGTTGTAGTTGCAATATCAGGAACATCTAAGACATACTCGTTATCAGGTGTAAAGAATTTAACCTGAACGCTCTCGCTCTTAAAAAAAATTCTACCTGTTATCTGATCAATAAGTCTTGAACTAGCATTGATCGCATTATCTAAATTAGTATCTTGTGATGTTCCTGAAAGCCCGATCATTGTTTTAAGATCGTTCTTAGAACAGTATTGGGCATGCGACATTAGAACTACTTAGCTTTATTTTCAGCAGGTGCCTTAGCTTTCGCCTTAGCTTTATCTAATCCCCACTCTTTAGCTTGTAGATCAGATATTTCATCGCCTTTTTTTGCAAGTAACTTACCTTTAGCCCACCCTTTAGGAAGACCGTCAGTTCCTTCAGCGACTTTACCTTCTTCATCAATCCATAAATCTTTTTTAATTTTCATAATTTTCCTTTTCTTTGTTTGATCCGCACCCGCCCCGTAAGACGAGTGCGACATCAAAACCATTTTAACTATCTATTAAAAGTTAGTTATTGAACAGAAAGCAGACGCCCTATAAATAGGGAAACCTAATCTCATGCTAGCTTTCATCATGACTTTATCTTTTGTAAAGAAGTCATCATGGCTATCAGACATAGATACTTCTATGCCCTGTCTTGAAACTATGTGTACTGCTTGTCCGCCACCAAAAGCACCAACTAGAGCTGTTCCTGCTGAAATAGCTGTTGTTGGAACTACAGGTACACCCCACATGCTAGCAACAGGTGCGCCGTTAAACATACCTGCACCAACGAATAGTGGTTGTAATGCGCCTGATGTAGTTACAGCGTTTGTTTCTGTTACGACATCAAACCAATCTGAAGGGTGCATAAGAATTGCGTCAGGCTCAAGAAATGCGTCTTTTCTGATTTCTGTTATTGCTTGATATATTTGTCCAATTCTCTTTAGACCACCTGAATAAGAACTGAAATCAAAAGTATTGATCCCTGATTTATTTAAGATACCACGAATAATTGGCGCTGATCCTGATCCCCCGATTAATACATCGGACAATCTAAGTTCAAGCATTGTTCTTAATCTGCTATCTAAGTAGCCTTGAACTGCTGATACATCAGCAAGTAGCTCTTCTGTAACAGGAATAGAAACACCAAATTTTCTGATCTCTTCTGTTTGTTCTGTGAAAGCTAAAGCACTTTCGCCGAAAGCTGATCCTTCTGCTACTTCTGCACCGTTGTTAGTGAAAGTAGTTTCTTCAAGATACTTGTATTGATATTGATCTGTATTGATTACATCAAAAAGATCTATAACAGTAGCATTGTTTCTTGTTGCTGTAGGGACGATAAGATCATCTCTAACAACAGCAGGTGGATAGTTGCTTTCAGTTAAAAGAGTTTTAGTTTCAGTTAAAGGCGACCAATTAATTTCAGATTTAATTCCTTTTGCGCCGTCATTGACATACGCTTGAAATGCTTTGCTCTCGTACAATGCTTGTCCAAGTGTCTTAGGCATTTCTTTTTGTGGAACTTCGTTGAATACAGGTGCAGTAACTTCTACAGCTTTTCCTTCTTCAACATCATTTTCTAATTGTGCTTTTTTACTTTCAAAAACTTCCATTTCTCTTACTTCTTTAGCCAAAGCGTCAATAGCGTCATTTCTTTGGATCCACTCATCGCGCTTTTCAGCGTCCATAGATCCGTCTTCCATGTCTTTAACATCTGCTAAGGCTTTTTCTCTAAGATCTTGAAGTTCTTGCTTTTTTTCTTTTAAGCTCATTTTCTTCCTTTTATATATCGGCTGTTTCTGTTAAAACCGCCATTGTTCTTAGAAATAAGTCTTGATCTTCTTCAGTATTCTTGATCATGTTTTCATCTTTCACGCCTGCGTCTAATAGATCATTAAGATCTACATAAGCGTCGTGCAAGTCTTCTACAAGATCTTGAATTGCTGTAGATGATTTCTCGCTTAGTTTCTTTCCTTTTTCTAGGCGTAAAGAAGTAAGTTCTTGCGCCCTGTTGATTACTGATTTCAAAGTGTTACGCACCTCATCAATTTCTTCAGTAAATCTTTTACCTTCTGTCTTTTGTTCTTTGACAGCTAGGGTATGGGTATTCTGATTAGCACCGACTAGGACGGGGCTGACTTCCCATACTTTTAAACTTTTTAGATAACGGACTTCAACTTCTTCTGATCCGTCTTTGGTAAACATACCATTTTCACTATCTAACACTTCATATCCGAACGACCATTGTTGAAGATCGCCCATAGCTTTTACAGTTTCGTAAGCGTCTTTTCCTCTTTGGGTGTCCATGATAAATTGACCTTTGAATACTGCTTGTCCTTCTTCTTCTACAATCTCGCCACGACCGATAACATCTTTCCAATCGTGTCCCCAAACCATAGCCACGCCTTTTTCGCCGTAACCTGATTTTATAGAGTTTGGAAGAACGACATCGCCGTCGCTGTCCACTTCGTTAAATACTGAAAATACTGCTTTAACAGATCCTTTCTCGCCTTCGTCTGTTAGAAGAGATATATTTTTAAATTGTCTTTCCATTTTCAAGCCTTCCTAGTAATTCGCTTATTATGATAAATAGTAGTACACCTACAATTCACAATCAATTCAATGGGTGCGCCGAATTTACTATCTGCGGGATAGTCCATTTTATAGCCTAGCACATTAAACTGTTTTGACATAGGAACACGCTGATTATCTACGATCCTATGTGCGTCCCTGACTTTGCCGTCCCTTCTAGTTAGCCAAGATTTTTCTAATGCTAATCCTGTTTTCTTTGCGCCCTGCTCTTGTCCCCATTGTGATAAAGCAAGACCTTCAGTTCTAGCGATCCTGTTAGCGTCGCCTAACATACGCTTAGTTAAACTTTGTGATAATTCATTAGCTACATAATCATCGAGATCAGTTCCCCTTAATCCTAATGCTCTTCCTGCGTCTAATGATTTTCTAAGTGATCTATTTACTATTTGCTTTCTAGTTTTAGACATTTCAGGAAATAAATTATTCAAGCGATCATTAACAAAGTTTATAGCGTCAGAGTTTCTAGAAAGATTTTCTATGGGGATCTGAACGCCCCTAGCAGATCGTAAAGGATAAAATCCTTCAGTTACTACTTCTCTTGTAGGCTTTCTTCTTCTTTGTCTTGCTATAGCTTGTTGTTGTTCTTCTGTAAATTGTGTCTTAACATTTTCAGGAAGAAGAGTAACAAACTGATAAAAGTAATAATCTGTCATCATAGAAAGATACAGATCATAGAAATCAGATTTCCAATTCTTGACATTTTCATCTATCAAGAAATCTACAACACCGATCAGACCTGCTTGTCTTACTGTATTGTCTTTTATGTAATTTAAAATATCTTTTCTTTGACGATCTAATAACCTGTAGTACTCAACTGCTAAAGCGTAATCCCAATTCTTTAAAAGATCATTAAATTGCTTGTATAAAATATCTTTAGTTTCTTCGCTTTCAAATCTGCTTGCAAGCTCTTCTCTTTCTATTTCTTTAAGTTTGTTTCTTCTTCTTACTAACTCAACTGCTGATCTAGCTTTCTCATCTCTTTTGTTCATGGCGTTTACTAATTTATTAGCCCACCTTCTACCATTATTCCCGCCCCAAAGTTCCCACGCGATAACGCCGTTTGTTGCGCGATCGGTACGACCTGCAAGAAAATCCCTGCTGTCTTCTGTTTCTAGATCTACTGCATGTCTAGGAAAGTATCTCGCGATCTGTCTAACTTTTTCAGGACTAGCTTTTGTATTATTTACTAAATATCTTGCAGTACCCAAACCAACAGAAGTACCACCACGACCGAACTTCTTTCTTAGATCCAATCCGTATTGCGCTCTTTCTTTAACACCTTTAGGGATTGTAAAGTCTAGATCATCATATAAACCCTTTTGACCTTTACTAGATAAAGGGTGGTTACTAGGAAGAAGATCAGTATCAAAAGCTGATCTAGGAAATTTACCTGTACGAAGTGCTGTCATGAAAGCTCGACATCTTGCGAAAGCCCATTGATCAGCAGATCTAACATTACCCCTTACACTTGCAGGATTATTCCTGTAAGCACCAACACCCCTTCTAAATACTGCTCTAAGCATACGCATAGTAACTCTGTACTTAGGATTTTTTCCGTTATGTTCTTCTACATATCCCCTTAGAACTTTCTCTACTCTTGCTGATAATTGTTTTTCTTCTG